CTCATGAAGCATGCCGTCGGTACGAAAGCGTACTCGGTAGAGCTTTTCGTAGGGTTCGAAGTGCAAGTCGGAGGAACCACCCTTGATGGCGTCCAACAGCATCTTATTGACGAAGCGCACCACCGGCGCATCGTCAGCGTCGCCACCGATGGTTTCTTCCTTGCGCTCAGCGTCGCCGCTTTCGATGTCCAACCCTTCCAGGTCGACGTCGCCCAGGTCGTCCAGCCCGCCGGTAGCGCTCTCGAAGAGTTTCTCGATTGCGTCACCTAATTTATCGTCCTCAACCAGAATGGCCTCGGTGGTCAGGCCGGTACTGAACTGGACGTCGGTGATGGCTTGGTGGTTGGTCGGATCGGAGATAGCGACGAACAGCTTGTTGCCGCGGCGCCAGAGGGGGAGAACCCGATGCTGGCGAACCAACTTCTCACTGATCAGCTCTCTTGGGATGCTTTCCTTATCTATGGCACTCAGATCGCAGAACGCCACACCGAACTGATCAGCTGCCAGTTCTGTCAGCGGCCGGCTTTTCACCAGCTTGTTCTGCACTAGGTAGGTCACCAGTGACAGCTTGTTGCGATGTGCCTGCTGCTGTGCCTGTTGGGCGCTCTTCTCGTCCAGGAGTTCAGCGATAACCAACTGGCGGGCGAGACCGGAGAGCACGACTTGGTCATTCATGATGGTGATCAGGCGATGGGTATCAGCGACTTATAACCTACCGTCGGATTAAGCGCCAAATGCTTGTTTAGGTGTGTCGAATTTTGTCACTTCCTGTCTTTTACGGCTCATGAGGATTACGGTCTTTTCTTTCTTATTCGGATTTCCGTATGAAATGTCGCTGGTCGTGATTGGGAAATTTCTGGCACGCTTTCTGCTGGGGCTCTGTCAGGTCAAAAGACCTCGTCCCAATCTAGGAGAGTTGAGAATGAAAGCTCAGAAGGGTTTCACCCTGATCGAACTGATGATCGTGGTTGCGATCATTGGTATCCTGGCCGCTATTGCCATTCCGGCCTACCAGGACTATGTGGCCAAGGCCAAGGGCGCCGCTGCTTACGCTGACATCGCTGCGGGCAAAACCGGCTATGAATATGCTTATGTGAACGGCGATACTGTCAACCTGGCGGCTACTGGCCTGCAATCCGCTACTGGTAACTGCAGCGCTATCACTGTTACTGCTCCTGATGCCACAACTGGTGCAGCTACTGCGGCCATTAAATGCACCATTGATGGTGCAGGGCGACTGGGTTCGGCTCCGACGATCCAACTGGATCGTGCAGCCGACGGTACTTACAGTTGCGTGACCGCCAACTTCGCCAACGTTAAATTCAAGCCGGCTGGTTGCAACTGAGTCAGTTGGGCGTGAAGCCATTTCTCATAGTGGGGAAATTGCATCCTCTCACTGTGAAGTGGTAATTTTGCGCCCGCCGCCGGTGTAGCTCAGTCGGTAGAGCAGCTCATTCGTAAGTAGAGGGTCATCCCACGGGAACCCCAGCGAATAGTGGCTCTTCTGGGTGACTCAGAACGGCTAAGAAGGTTATAGTAAGGTTTCGCCGGCATAGCTCAGTTGGTAGAGCAGCGCATTCGTAATGCGAAGGTCGGGGGTTCGACTCCTCTTGCCGGCACCAGTAAGCACAAGGCCCTCCGAGCGGAGGGCCTTGTTGTTTCTAAGTAGGTTTCAGCCTTCCTAAGAAGGCACCACCCCTCCCCAGCTCACACCAGAATCACCCGCTCCCCGGTATCGGGCAGGCGGCGCGGCGGCGAGAAGTCGCCCACGGCTACATGCCCAGAGGAGGCCCCGGCGATGAGGTAGGACGTAGCATCAAGGGCGTGATCGACCGCCCGCGTGTCAACGTCCTCCGGGTTCCGCGGATCGCGGGGCAGCGCCGGGACGGTCTGCAACCAGAACCGGCAGCGCGAGGTGACAAAGAACTCGCCCTGCACCATCAAGGACTTCAGGGCCTCGAAGCGAGGCACCCGCGGCCCCTTCCGGGCGGGCGTCACCCTGACCCCGGCTTCCCGGAACAGGTCGCTGATACTCGCCTCCATCCGGCCCGCCGTCCGGGCTTCCGCGGCGGAGTCGATCACGCCCCGGGCGCGGATTCCGTTCCGGGCGCAGACGGCGTGAAGGGCGGGCGCAATCTGGCCCGGGGTCCGGCCCGTCCCGCGGCTCAGGTTCCGGGGGTCGAACTCCGCGTGTTCGTCGTACAGGACCCAAGCCCCCTTGGGCAGTACCCGATCATCAGGCAGACGCACGTCATAGGCGAGCTGTCCGCCCAGCATGGCGACCATCGGGGCGGCGGAGCCCCAGTCAATCCCGAGCTTCAGCGAGGCGAACAGGTGCGGCGGTAGGTCGTGATGGTCGATGACCATTTGATCGGCCCGCCACGTCCCGGCGAAGAAGTCCCCCGTGATCGCGGACCAGTCGCCCGTCCGCATCGCCTTGTACAGAGCCGGGTCCGTATGGCGCAGCACCTCGAAGTTCCGCCGGTAGGCGTCCGGGAGGTGCGGGTTGTCATCAAGGACGCTGGGGCAATACACCCAAGAGTTCCCCCCGAACTCGAACGGCACGAAGGGCTCCCGGCCCGTGACGTACCGCTCCGCGAGGGCGGAGTGATTCGCCCCGCCCGGGTTCCCGGCAAGGATCATGCGCAGGGGGACGCCCGGGGCGCGCAGCGATAGCCCGAGCTGGTCAATCACTTCCATCCCCGGGCCTTCGCCCGCCTCATCCACGGCGATGAGCGAGAAGTTCATGCCCTGGGCAACGTCGCTGATGGAGCTGGAGGACTCGCAGTGCGTGAGCTGGATCGTCCCGCCGTTGGGCAGGCGGAAGATCGAATCATTCATGTTGAACTGGACGCCCGGCCCGAAGGCGGACCGGAGCAGCGCCCGCAACTCCTCCGCGAACTGGAGCAGCGACTTCAAGCGGCGGCGCGTCACGAGGACCCGGGCGCGGTTCTTGTACTGCTGGACGTGTCGCAGGATCAGGAGTTGTAGGCCGAAACTCTTGCCGCCCCCGCGGCCACCGCCAAGGAACAAGAAATGGTCCTCCGGGACCATCAGGACCTGAGCTTGGAACGGGGTCGGGCGGATTGTTTGGGTCATGTTGCCTCCCTCCATACGCCAACCCCTTCCCGCACCCGGCCCCACGTCATCGGCGGAGCCCGCACACCGCCAAAGACACCGGGCGCGGGAGGAGTTGAACAGGGGACAGCCCCGGAGCCTTCCGCCGCCCCGCGCCTCGTGAGGGGCGAGGCTGAGTGCGTGAGGTTGGACGGCTTCCGGCCCGGGGCTGAACTCGTTGTTGTTAGATCGGATCGCCGCCGCGGGTCATGCCCAAGAGGCTGACCACGTCGCCTTCGATCCAGACGGCGGTATCCGCGGGCAGCGTGCTCACGTCCCGGGCGGTCCAAGAGGCGGGAACCTCCGTGGAGCCGTTCGGGGCTTGGGCGTTGGCGACGGCGCGGGCGGTCGCCTCGTCAGCCGCGGTCACGATGACGGCCTGAAGGCCGCTGGGGTTCCGGTCCTCGGGGCGGGTCCGGTAGAGCAGGAAGGTTGCCATGATTCAAAACTCCTTCAGTTGTTCAAAGTTCGCGGGCCTTCTCGATACAGGCCGCACACATACGGTTTCCGGCGTGGGCGCTCCAGAAGTCGCCGCCACACATCAGGCAGCGGCGGACCTTCACGCGCGGGTCATCGTCACGGAAGAACCGGGCATTGGCTCCGGCCCGCGGACGGGCCGGGCGGCGGGCGGGTTTCGCCTTCGCTTCCATCGCCGCCGGTCACTTGCCGAAGTAGTCCCGGAGGCCCACGAGGAACAGGGCCACGGAGCCGGTGACGAAGATGCTCAACAAGGTAAGCATCCCCTTGCTGCGCAGGTCCTCCCCGGCCCTCCGCCATTGGCGGAGGTGTTGGAAGTCCCGCTGCATCTCAATCGGGTTCGAGGGATCGGCCCCCATTTGCAGGAGGGTTTCCCGGACGGCCTCCGCGATGAGCTTTTTCAGGTCGTCATGGGTCATGTCGTGGAGGCTCATGCTCAGGCCTCGCTTTCGCCGCCTGCGGCCTCAGCAATCGCCTTCTCCGCGAGCGCCAGCGACAGGTTCGTGATCGGATCGGCCTTGCCGCGTGCGAACTCGCGGTCAGCGGCCATCGCGGTCTTGTAGGCGTGGATCACGCCCTTGAGCTTGGCGGTGACTTCGGCGTGCTGTACGCCCCACACCCGTTCCGCGAAGTCCGCAACGGAGAAGGGGCGGCGGTCGCGTGGGCGACGATCCACAACGGTCACGATGGCGGCGGCCAGCGGCAGGTCATTCGTGGCGATGGCGGTCACGGCGGCGGTTTCGAGTTCCACCGGCCCGGCCCCTTCGAGCTGAACTTGGTAGTTGGTCCGCTTCGCATCGCCCAAGGCAACGCGCCCGAGGGCCTGCGAGGGGGAGCCGTACAGGGTCAGCAGGAATTCGGCGTCAGCGGCGAGCTTGGCGAACGGGCGCAACAGTTCCTCGCGCTGGGCGCGGCTGGACTGTTCGATGTTGATACGGAACTTGGCGAGGCGGGACGCCTCTTGCTGCTTGGCGAACTGGCGGGCAACGGTGCGGTTGGCCGGTTCGGTTTCGCGGACAACCTCCTCAGCTTCGCGGCTGAAGCGGTCGCGGGCCTCCGCTACCTGCTGCTGAATCTTGCTGATACGCCCCTGAAAGGCGGTCGCAAGTTCGGTCGCACGGGCGGCCAGCCGGTCGATGTTTTCCACGGTCAGGGGAACATCGGCGGGGACCTTCTTGAAGTCGATGGTTGCCATGTTTCGGGCTCCTCTCAAAAGTCATCACGACTAGGAAGGCCACCAAAACACGTCACCGGAGGGGCCATTCCCACCTACACGCCGGGCGCTGGTGCCCGGTCGCTTTCGAGGAACCATACTGGACGGATGTACAGCGCGGCAAGGACTATTTCTTGTATAACTCCTTGATCTACTTTACTTTTTCTGGTTCGATCGGGGTGCAGACGATGGCCCGTTCCAGCGGTCGGCTGGGGTCCGGGCGGCAGTCCATGCGCTCGAACCGGGACGGCTCCGGCCTCCTGCTCAGGGGCTCCGCCGGGGCGACCCGGACGGGCGGCGCGAGGCGCGGCGAATGCGTGCCAACCTGCGCCCGGCGGACCGTATCCAAGGCGGAGTATGGGCGGGGCTCCTCCGGTGCCGCCTGCGTGGCGAGAATTGGCAGGACGCCCAAGAGAAGGACGGCGAGCCCCCGGGCGGCGCGGCTATGCGTCGCGGTCGTTGATGTTGATGACACGGCTGTACTCCTCCGCCGACAAGGCGGCATTGATGAAAATCTGGACCCGGGGCTGGTCGGTGTTCCCGTCGCCCTTGTTGATTTGAAAGATGTTCGAGGCCAGCCATTCCGCGGCCTTGAAGTCCCCCTCGTTCTTCATCTTGTCTTTCATGAAGGCGACAATCTCCCCGGCTCCGTCCGCCCGGCCCTCCTCAAGGGCGAGCTGTAGCGGGCTCAGGTCCCCGTCCTCGCCGTCCGCCTCCTTCAGGCGCTTCCACTGGCTGGGGGATAGCCCAAGGGCGCGGCGGATCGTGTGCTCACGGTTCCCCTCCGCGGCGAGCATCCGCACGAGTTCGAGGTGTCGCGGTTCGAGGTCGGGCAGCGCCAGCGCGCCCCCGGTCGGGTTCTTGGTCAGTTGGTTGTCGGTGGGCATTCTTCAGCCTCCTTCTTGATGCGATAGACAACGGACTTCGCCACCCCGGCGAGCCGCATGATTCGATTGATGGGCGTCCCGGCCTTCAGGAGGGCGGCAATCCGCTGCTCCTTCCCGGGCGATACCTTCGGACGGCCCAAGGTCTTGCCTTGCTTCTTCGCGCGCTCAAGTCCCAACATCGTCCGCTCCCGGATCAGGGCGCGCTCGAACTGCGCCAGCGACCCCATGACGTTGAACATGAGCTGACCCGCGGGCGTGGAGGTGTCCAGCGCGAGGTCCCGCACAAACAGCCCGACCTTGAGGGCTTCGAGTTCTCCGACCGTGGTGATGAGATGCGGGAGCGAGCGGCCCAGACGGTCGAGGGCGGTGACGGCCACCATGTCCAGCTTCCCGAGCACCGCGGCCTTGAGCATGTCGTCCAGCCCCGGGCGCTTGTCGCGGCCCTTCGCCCCGCTGATGCCTTGGTCGATGAACTCCGCCACCACGGTATGACCCCGGCCCGCGGCCCACTCGCGCAGGGCCAGCAGTTGGTTATCCACCGTCTGGTCTTTGTTGGTTGATACGCGGGCGTACAGGGCAACGCGGGCCATAGGTCAGCCCTCCGCCTTCGAGGAGCCCCGGGCGACGTGCGCCGGGATCGCCTGACCGTCCGGGACCACGAGGCGGAACCGCTCCACGCCGTCCGGGCCGATGGTGGAGCGGACCCCGTAGCCCTTGCGCTTGAGGTCCCAGCCGAAGCCGGAGCGCACCGTTTGTTCCTGCCACGGCTTGCCCCCGGCGGACAGGGCGGCGATGAGCTGGGCCATCGTCACGCCGTCCGGGCGCGACAGCTCATCAACAAGAACGGCTTGCTTGGAGCCGATCAGGCAGGGCTTGACGGGCTCGCCGGTCGGCTTGAGGTCGGTTCCGCGGCGGGCGCGGGGCTTCGGCTCGCCCTTCGCCTTCGCCTGCTTCGCTGCTGGCCGCGCTGCTGCCTCCTGCTGCTTTTCCTTCCATGCCTGTACCTTCGCCCAGGTCCGGCGGATCGCGTCCGCCTTCGTGCCGAAACGCTTGACCGGCTCGCAGCCCAAGGAGGCGGCGCAGTCGTTGTGCAGGGCGACCAGCTCCGGGCCGGTCATCGTGGTCAGGTCTTGTTCAGTGAGGGTCTGGCGGTTCATGGTCGGCTCCTTTTCAAGTTGGCACGCTTCTTGCTATGCGCCCCGAAACTATAGCTGGAAGCGGTCGGAAAAGGAACCTTTGACGACTTGCGAAAACCGCAGGGGTGGATTCGTGGAGCCGCTGGCGCTTCCGGCGGTCGATTCCGCGGACGTTTTCCGACTTGTATGTTCAACAAGCAGGGCGGCAGTGCGCGGGTGCGTCCGGCCCAAGGGAGGGGGTTCGACCTCGAAGCAGGGTCACGGGGTCACAGGAGGGTTACAGGTTCAGGAACCCCATCCGTTATTGGATTTCTATAACTACCTATGACCTCTATGACTAGAAGAAGAAAGATAGATAGAAGCCCTGACCGTACCGCCGGAGCCGATTTGTCGGGAGATTTCGATTTGGGCGCAGGTGGTCACAGGTCATAGGTAATCGTGCGCAAACCCGCGCCGTTGATGGGCTCCCCCAACCTATGACCTGCCTATGACCTTCAACCCGTCGCCCGGGTCGCAGGTCGAAACGACAACGGCGAGGTTTCCCCCGCCGTCTCCGCGTTTCACTCTCGATCAGGATCGTGTCACCACGCGCCCAGCTCATCAGCGCAGTTGGATGCCCAATCCATCTGACCAAGCGCAAGAGCCATGTCCAAGCACTCTTTCACCCGCGCCTTACCCGGGTCGAAGCAAAACCAGCGAATCACTGCCGTGCGCAGGAAGGCGATGGCGTCCGGGGTCGAAAGGGGCATGGCCTGAGCCGCGGGACTCGTGCGGTAGTCGGGGGTGTCTACCGTCTCCAAGTCGATGCGTCCGCGCTCGGTGCGGCGAACGCACCCTATGCCGTACAGGGTCAGCGCCCGGGCGACGTTCGCAAGGGTCGGCTCGGGCCTGCCTTCGCACTCGAACGTGAGCATGATGCACGCCTTGTCGAAGGCCTGAGTGAATCCGGCAGACCTGGCTACGTCGGGAGGGATCGGCGTGCCCGTCGCGCGAGGCACAGCGGTTTCCGCGAACTGCTTCAGCATGTGCCTGCGATAGGGGTTGTCCCAGCGGTCTTTCTTCTCCGGTGCGGGGTCGGGGTAGCCGTCAAGCCACCTGATGCTATCCGGGACCTCGGTTCCTTCGGGCCACAGCTCCTCCGTCCAAGCCGGTAGGCCGTCATCAGGGAAGCGAACACCCCAGCCGCCTTCGGTGAAGGTCGGCACCAGTCCGCAGGCGCGGATGGTCTGGGCGATCTTGCTGGGGCTGGTCCAGCTTTCGGTTTCTCCGGCGCACGGCAGCGCCTCCATTACGTTGTTCATGTCGTTCTCCAATCAATCGTCAAGGTTCAGAATGCCGGGGCGGTTTCGACAGGGGACGCCCCGGCGGGCTCCCCGTGTCGCGCTCAGAAGGGGGCGGGCTTCTTCTCTGGGCGGTGCGGCCAATCGACCGGAAACATGGACTTGTTCCAAGCGGCGCGCAGGGCTTCAAGGTCCCAGTAGTACCCATTCAGCCCGTTCTTGCCACGGCTCCAATCCACGTCCTTCGTGGCGCCCAACTTCTTCTCCAGCACCGCCTGAATCTTGTTGGAGGTGATGCGCACGTTGGCTTTCAGCCATTCGGTCGCGCTTTCCCGCATCGGCGTAGTGAGCGCGAACCGGCCCCCGTTCGGATGCTCCACCGTCCCCTCGGGCTCCTCGCCCGACCACAGCAGGTCGAACACATACGCCTCGAACCCGCGCAGGCTTTCGGCCTGCTGGTCCCGCAGGGCCTGAGTCTTGGGGGCCTTGCGCACCTCGAAGTCGCTCAGGTCATACGTGCGAAGGAAGTGCAGCAGGTTCTCGAACCCCCCGGCTTCGAGTTCGTCCCGGATCGCCTTGAAATAGGCGTTGTCCTGCATGTGGTCGTCGGCCATGTCGAGGGCGAAGAACCGCCGTTCTTCGAGCCCCGCGGGCACCACCCAATCTTCGTTCGAGGCGAGAACCAAGTGCGTGAAGTTGGCCGCGGCCTCCGCATCGACGCCCTTGCCCTCGATCACCAATTGCTCCTCCGTCACGAGGGTCTTGAGCACTGACTCGTGCTTCTTGTCTCCCGCGAAGAAAGCCTCATCACCGAACAGCAGGACGGTATCGCGGAGGTGGGCGTTGAAGGAGCCCACCAAGTGCTTCGAGTCGCTGACCTGAAGGAAGTGACGCCCGAACAGACGCCCGAACATCTTGGCGAAGAACGATTTGCCGGTGCCACGCTTTCCCCGGAGGACCACGGCCACTTCGCCCGGGGTGTCGGGGTGCTGGACGGCGCGAGCCATCCAACCCAGCAGGTAGCCGTACCACTCGTCATTGCCAGAACAGACGTTCTCCCTGACGTGGCGCAAGAACGACTCGTGCCGGTCGCCCGGTAGCGAATCGACGGCGAACCCGCGCCAGAGGTTGTAGGCGTCCTCCACCTCCTGACCGGGGGCAAACACGATGGTGTCGTATTGGCGACGTTGGGGGTGATCCACCCACCACACCCCCACGGCCTTCTCGACAGGCTGGCCCTTGTCGTTGTGGGCCACGATGACCTTGCGATTGCGGTAGCCGTTGCGGAAGTCCTCGAAGGACTGCTTGCTGATGCGCGTCCGCTTCATCGCCGGGTCCCAGACCTCCCGGATGATCCGGCACTTGCCGCCGATGTCGAGGATGACGGCGTACTTCTCGTTCAGCCTCCGCAGCCAAGGGTCAATCGCTTCTTCATGGGCACGTTCGATCTGGCGCAGGGCATAGCCTTCCCAGTTCGGCTTATCGCGCACGCTCGCGGCAATCTCGTTGCTGCCGGTGATGACGGCGAAGATCATTTCATCCGGCACTTCGGCCCGGACCAGATCGCAGCAGACCTTGAACAGGGCCTCCGACCGGGAGGGGTACTTGGTCGGGTCCAGCGGGTCCTGCCCGGTAGCGATCAGCGCCAAGCAGTGATCAGAAATGCTCTTGCCGTTCTCCGCGGCCCATGCCTTCAGCTCATCGGTGCCCACGTCAGGGACGTTGCCGGTGATCTTCACCTTCGGGCGTCCGCCCGGGAGCGCATCGCCCACGGTCTGGACGCGGACGGCGGGGGTGAATTGCTCAATCGGGTAGCTCGCGTCATGCCACTCAACAAGGCGGGCGAGCGCAGGCTTGCGGCCCTTCTTCGCCTTCTTCGCGGTTGGCACGTTGATGGTCCCGACCAGCCTGAGAATGCGGTCGCAGTTGTGGCAGTGGTCCGCCTGAAACACCTTCTCCAACTGGATGTTGTAGGCTTCCAGTTCCTGAGCCTTGGCGATGTTGCCGCCAATCTCCAGCTTGTCGGACGGGTCGAGCTTCCACAGCGCCTGAACCCCGCCCCCGCTATCCACGATGACGGTGGGCTTGGGCGTATAGGCACGCAGCAGCTTCAGGGCGCGTTCCTTCTCCTCCGCCGGGTCCTCTCCGGCCCGGGGGTCAATATCAACGTGCAGGCAGACAAGGCGGGCCATGTCCTCTTTGCTGGCCTTCACGTCGAGCGGACGGCGAACCGGATTGACGTGGAAGTACAGGTTGCGCTTGCCTTGATGGCCTTCGATCCAGTCAGCGGCGGCGTCCGCCTCGCTGGGCCGGAAGGTCCGCGTTTCGGTCTTGCCGTCAGGGATGATCGCCGTCAGGCACCAGTCATCCCCCGGCGACCAGCGGCGCAGGAAGTCGATGGCGGCGGCGGTGTCGTGTTTGAGCTGTTCCATCAGACGCCCTCCGCCGTGTGGCTTTGCTCTTTCGAGGCCAGCCACTCGTCCAGCGAGGCCCGGCGGTAGCGGACCAGACGGCCCAACTTGGCGTAGCGCGGCCCGCCGCCCTTCACCCGGAGGAGTTCGAGGAGCTGGCGCGACACTTGGAGGTAGTCGGCGGCCTGCTGGGTATCGAGGACATCACGCGGTTCCATCTTCGCGGCCCTCCCTCAACAGGTACTCCATCAGCGTCCGCCCGAACGTCAGGCGGTGCGCCTCGTCCAGGTCGAACAGGGCCTTGGAGAAGTCCGGGTCATCGGTCGCGGCGGGGTTTTCCTCCACGCGGCGGCGCAGCTCCTTCTCCCGGCGCAGCACTTGCGCGACGGCCTGAACGTAGATCGCCTTCAGGCTGTCTTCGTCCAGCTCCCGATTGCCGTCAGGTTCCACAAGGACGGCCAAGCCGTCCTCCGGCAGGTCGGTTTCCAACGCCAGCTCCCGCAGCGTCCCCCCGGCCAGCAGGTAGCCCCGCACGAAGGGGTGGGCGGCGTTCTCGCCCAAGGAGAAGTCCGCGCAACGCTGGGCGAGGTTGAGGAGCGACTTCTGACGGACGCCCCGGGCGTCCGGTTGGGCATCGCGCCATGCGATCAGCTCGTCAATGTCATAGACGGACGTGCGCCCGGATAGCTTGTATGGGCGCGGGAAGGTCGGATCAGACTTGGCAATCCGGTAGAAGGACGGATAGCTTTTGCAGATGAGTTCCGCCGCCTGAGTCGGGCGGAGGTACTTGGCGAGGGGTTTTGTAGGTTTCCTCATTGCGGGCGGTCCCCAAGAACGTCCGCGCTGCCCGCCAGAAACAAGAAGGGGAAGCGCGGAGCCGATAAACACAGCTCGAACGCTTCCCCTCGGATGACTCGCATCAGAACTGGCGAAGGTCGAGCCACCTGGCTCGTTCGTTCTCCATTTCTGATACGTCCCGGGGAGCCCGCTGGCGGGCTTTCGGGATATGGCGAGACTATAAGACTTCCGCGTGTGTCCGTAAAGCGAAAAGTCTTGCTAAGTCATTGATCTATATACTTTTTCCTTTACTTCTTCGGCTTCGCATTCCGGCTAACTGCTTGACCCTTTTGGGTTTTCTTCTCGCCTTCGCACAGGAGGCGTAGGCGGTCGGAAATTTCCTGCATTGGAGCCCGGAGGCGGTCGAGTTCGGGGCTGATGTAGCCCGCGGTCACGTCCTGCTTGTCGGGGAGGCTGTGATTCACCAACATCTTGATGGCGTAGGGCGATATGTCCAGCGACTCCGCGACCGTGATGAACGTGTTGCGCAGACCATGAACGGTGAATTTCACGCCCAGCTTCTCCTTCGGCTCCGCAATGTGGCCGCTCTTGCTCTCAGCCGGGAACACCCACGGCGAGCCCGGGAAGAAGGTCTTGGCCTGCTCGCACTTCTGCCGCTCCTTGAGCAAGTCGATGAGGAAGTCAGACAGGGGCAGCAGGAAGGCCCGCGTTTCGCCGCCCTTGGGCCGCGGGATCAGCAGGGCCTTCTTCTCCCAGTCGATATGCTCCCAGCGGACAACGGCGGCGCTTTCGCGGCGCAGGCCGGTGAACAGGACAAAGCGGAGGTAGTCCCGGCGGATCGGGTTGGTCATCGCCGTGACCTCCTTGTACCAAGCCGTCAGGTCCGCACTCGGGATCGCCGCCTTGCGCCGCTCCTCCGGGAACCAATCAACGGCGATGGTCGGATTCACGCCCAACTCGTCATGAATCTTCAGCGCGTGGTTGTATGCGGCCCGGAACACCCGGAACACGCTGTTGGCGACATAGGGGCCGTTCTTCTCCCCGATCTTGTGGTGACGCTCGCGGCAGTCCTTCCGGGTGATCTCCGTCAGTGGCTTCTTGAGCCAGTCGCTCAGGTACTGGTCGGACAAATAGCGGTAGTCCTTCAGGGTCCGTTCGGATCGCTTCTTGTTCGACTTCAGGTGCAGGTCGAGGGCGTCCCCGAAGGTGACGGAGGCGGCGGGCTTCTCCTCCCTGTTTGGGTTGATCCCCTTGCCCATCTTCATCAGGAGTTCGCGGGCCTCCTCCCGGGCCTGATCGACGGTATAGACCCCATACCGCCCGATGGAGGTGCGGACGGTCTTGCCTTGGAGGTCGCGTTGCACAAAGAAGGTCTTGGCCTTCGCGCCCACGCAGACGCCGAAGCCCTTCAGCTCCGTGTCAAAGTACAGGTGCTGGCGCTTCTTGTCGTCGGGTTGGACGAAGGGGAGCCCCTTGACGGCGCTCTGTGTGAGCTTGATGGAGGTGGTCATTGACAGCCCTTTCTAGTAACGGAATAATAAGGGCCGTAGTTAGAAGCCGGTAAGGTGAGCGACTAACGAAACGGACCCAAACGCCCGTAACCATAAGGGTTTTCCGGCCTTATTAAAAGCCCGGACCCCCTCCGTAGGGTATGGCTGTCTTAATTCGTAATGAGAAGGTCGGGGGTTCGATTCCTCTTACCGGCACCATCTCTGGCAAAGGCCCCGCTTCGGCGGGGCCTTTTGCTGTCTGTGCCACTGCCCTGAATGGCCTGACCCATTGCCAGGGCTGAGGAGCCTCAGCTCTGGCCAGCCATTCCGGAATGCTCGGACTCTCTGTGTACCGACTACCCCGCTGAAGGCATCCCTTGGCCGGTGGCACCTACCCGCTCTGCATGTTGCGCTTGCGTTTTCCGCGGCTACGCTGGGAGTGATGGCTGAGAGCCATCGCGGCAGGCATGGACGTGATTCGCTCGGGGCTGGCAGGAGTCAATAAAGTGAATGTGGTCGACCATTT